GTCTAGAATGGTGTGCACTCCACATCTCGTCCCCCCCAAAAAAATATTACTTTCCCCCACTTCCCTGCAGTTGCCATGCAGTTTAGAGCTACCTAGTTGTGTCTAAGTTTTACTTAGCCCCTTGTGTAGCTCTTTTTTTAGGTGTATAGTGCAGTTATATGTAGAGGTGTAGATATGCAAACAGAGTTAGTTGTAGAGAAGGTCAGTTTACCCAAGCCTCGTGTGGTGTATGCGTACCCGTATGAGGAGATGGAGGTAGGGGATAGTTTTGTGGTGCCTGTCAGTCACAGGCAGCAGGTGTATAACGCCAACTGTAGGGCGACCAAGAGGTTGGGTTATAAGTTTACGAGTAGGACTGAGGGTGAGTTTGTAAGAGTCTGGAGGACAGAGTAAATGGATAAGTTTGTCATAGAGGGTAATCACAGAGAGACGGCAACAGACCTGTTGGACCAGTACATGGTTTGGAGGTTGAAGGACATTATTGAGGACTGCAGTTCTTTTGGGGAGCTGGAGGACATCACGCTGTCTTGCAGGGTTTTATTAAGGTTCATGGGTGAAAGTATTGACTGAGCTTCTTTGGACGACTGAGGACGATTTAAGGGCACTCTGTAGGGAGCTTTGGATACGTCTTTGTGTGTCAGAGGCGATGACAGAACAAGTAGCACAAGAGGCAATGGAAAATGGGTACAGAGAAGGATATGCAAGAGCAGTTATACAAATCTCGTCTCAGGCTCAAGTGGGAGATGCAAAAAGCCATCTCTTGCATTAGCAAGGTGAGCAAGAGGAAGTTGGCTGCTGAGTGGAAAGACAAGTACTCAGACATCTTTTACCAAGAGCTGATTAACTGTGCGAGGAACAAGGGTGTCAGGGCTGAGATAGCCAACTGGTCAACAGAAAGAATGGGCAAGCCTGATGAACTTTAATTTAAAGAACTTCTACAAGTTTTGTAGTGAGTTGAAGATTGAGACCAAGGAAGAGGGTCTCAAGAAGATGGGTAACCTCCTGGGGACACAAACGTATGTGATGGAGGAGATGACCAAGGGGTTGGAAGATGACGTTCATTTCTTTGTTATTCTCAAGGGTCGTCAGTTGGGGATTACGACTGTTAGCTTGGCCCTTGATTTGTATTGGCAGTTCACTCACCCTGGTTGGCAGGGCACTCTTGTGGCTGACACAGAAGAGAACAGAGACATGTTCAGGTCTACGCTTGCCATGTACATGGAAGGTTTACCCAAGGAGTACAAGATACCTTTGGTGGCCCACAATAGAAACCAAATGGTGCTCAAGAATCGAAGCAGGATTTTCTACCAGATTGCTGGTAACAAATCTCGATTGGGGCAAGGCAAGGCTATCACTTACTTGCACGGGACTGAAACAGCCTCTTGGGGTAACGAGGAAGGTTTAGCTTCCCTGATTGCTTCTCTTGCTGAGAAGAACCCTGAGAGACTCTACATGTTTGAGAGTACGGCTCAGGGTTTTAACATGTTCCACGACATGTACAAGACGGCTAAGAGGGCCAAAACACAGAGGGCTATCTTCTGTGGATGGTGGAGAAACGAGTTCTATTCTGTTCCTGGCGACTCCCAAATCTACAAGGTTTACTGGGATGGGAAGTTGACTGGGGAAGAGAAAGAATGGGTCAAGGAGATTAAGAAGCTCTACGGGGTAGAGATTAACTCCAGACAGATAGCTTGGTGGAGATGGAAGATGGCTGAGGGCATCAAGGATGAGAGCTTGATGTATCAAGAGTTTCCTCCTACTGAAGACTATGCGTTTGTGATGACAGGAACATCTTTCTTTTCTAACTCACGCTGTACAGAAGCAGCGAAACTCAGCAAGAAGGTTTTGTATGACGGCTACCGTTACGTTTTCGGTCAAATGTTCCAAGACACCGATGTGCTCAAATCCACAGAACGACTGTCCACTCTTAAAATTTGGGAAGAACCCGTGGACACAGCTTACTATGTTATTGGAGCCGACCCTGCCTACGGAAGCTCAGACTGGGCCGACAGATTTTGCATACAAGTGTTCAGATGCTATGCTGACGGTCTTGACCAAGTAGCAGAGTTTGCTACCAGCGAGATGAACACTTACCAGTTTGCGTGGGTCATTGCCCACCTCGGTGGTGCTTACAAGAACTCAACGCTTAACCTTGAGATTAACGGTCCAGGTCAGGCTGTCATCAATGAGATGAAGAACTTGAAACGTCAGGCTGCCAACACAGGTGGAGAACTTGGTAGAGGCTTGGAAGACGTACTAGGCTCCATGACCAACTACATTTGGAGAAGGAATGATTCCATGTCTGGGCCAGGCAACTCTATGTACTGGTTGACCACTGCCAGTTCTAAAGAACGCATGATGAACTACATGAAGGATTACTTTGAGCGTGGCATGATGAACATTGTCTCTATGGAGACCTTGGACGAAATGAAGAGCATTGTCAGGGAAGATGGGTTCATTGGTGCCCCTGGAAGGGGTAAGGATGACAGAGTCATTGCTTGTGCACTGGCTGTGGCGGCTTATGCAGAACAGTTGCAACCTAGACTACTTCAGATGAAAATCACCAGAGAGGTTTCTAAAGCACAAGAGATTATGAGTCCTGAAGAAATAGCCGTGGGTAAAAACGTCTCTAACTATTTGAAATACATAGGTATTTATGGTTCCGAAAAACGCCCCCCTCCCCAAGTCTGAACTCAAGCGTCAAATCAAGAAGTTCCTAGAAGACCTTGACCGTGGCATCAGCATCAAGAGCTTTGCTGAACTCTGTGGCATCTCTGCTCAACACTTGAAGGATGTCTTCAAGTACGAAACAGAACCCCTGACAGAAAACGTGCAGATACGGGTCAACAAGGGCTATGACGCTTGGAAGAGAGGCGTTGTGAGGGTTATGAAGAGGCGGGACAACACAAGGTACGTGGACTATCGAAAAGAGGCGTATAGCCCCTATATGCCCAGTAACAAATTGGTGCTCACCAGAGAAGGTATCAAGCTCAAGGTGGGTATGGCAAACCGTCACGACTACAGTGACAAAAACTTAGATGAAAGAGGGTAACAACATGGCAATTCTTAGAGACTACTACTGCGAAAACCACGGCATATTTGAGGCTTGGGAGCCTAACTGCCCCATGAAACACTGTAAAGGTGCCATCTCAATCATTCACTTAAAACCTGTTGGCATGAAATCTGACAAAACAAAAAAGGCAGATAGCACCCTAAAAGGGCTTGCACAAGACTTCCAAATGACGGATATTAAGAGCACACGAGCTGGTGAACACCAGACGGGTTACCTCACGAGAAACAACAAGCTCACGCAACAAGAACTAGACTTTGTGGCGGGTGCTGAGGCTGAGAAAGAGCGTCAGATATTGGCTCAAGGTCCTAAAGAGCCAAGACCTGGGGACGCAGCCATGTGGGGTGCCCAAGGGGGCATCAGCATGAAGAGCGTGATGGGCGGTCAGTTCAAACCAGTCAGAGATGAAGCCGTGAGTATTTTGCCCACGCAAGCCTCTCCTACTGGTAAACTTAATGGTCCAATAGCGGGTAATGGGTCTATGCGAGACCATGAAAATTTACAGGTGCCTAAATGAGAATTCCCAGTAATGACTTAGACAGAGAAGAGTTTTACCTTGACCTCATCCGCAAATGCCTCGTCTCCAGAGAGGAAAGAAAGACGGACTATCAGAACTTACGTTCTTGGTATCTGTTTGGCAATGGTCCTAGCCAAGCCCCTGCTATCTACAACAAAATCTTTCCTCATCTCGACCAGCTCACCTCCTTCCTCTACTCAGCAGAAACCACAAGATTCTCCATTAACACAGGAGCTGCTGTACCTGATGCTGAACAACTTAAAGTACCTACACTCACCCGTGCTCTCAATGATGAGTGGCTAAATAGCAACGCTGACCAAGTATTTTCTACTGCCACCACCTGGGCACTGGTTTACAACTCAGCCTTTGTCAAACTCATCATGAGAAATGGGGAAGCCCACCCCTACATGGTAGAACCCCAGTGTATTGGTGTCCTGCGTGAAGACACCACCTACACCGACAGACAAGAAGCCCTGGTTCACACCTACTACATCACCAAGTCAGAGCTGTACGACCGCCTGTACAACCACCCCAACAGGGAAGCCATTGTCAAACGACTCTCTGTCTCTGTTCACGAACGTACTGAGATAGCCAATGGCATGGAACGTATCCTAATGTCTCAAACAAATCCCCAGTTGTACGGTAATGTGAACCTCGACTTGTCTGGTCAAAACCGTTACAAAGCGATGGTTGGAGAAGATACAGTAGAGATGACAGAGCTTTGGGTGTGGAATGACGAGACCCAAGACTACCAAGTCATTACAAAAGCAGACCCAGACGTGATTATTTATGACCGTTCTGGCGAAAAAATGTTCCTCAAAGGCGAATTACCCTTTGTGCAAATCTGTCCCAACCCCCTGTACGACTACTATTGGGGGGGTAGTGAGGTCCAGCGACTCCAGTATTTGCAGGAATTACGCAACAACAGGATGACTGATGTACTTGATTTACTGTCAAAACAAGTCAATCCACCCACTGCTTTTATCGGTTTTACGGGTATTTCAGAGGAAAAACTCTTTGCTTTGAACCGTGCGGGGGGTCAAATCTCCAATGACATGCCAAATGCCAAGGTAGATAGGCTTGCTCCTAACATGCCACCCGATTTATTCGCTGAAATCCGTGAAATTGACCAAATGTTTGAAGAAGCAAGCGGTATTGGCAATGTTTTACAAGGAAAAGGGGAAGCAGGTGTCCGTTCTAGCGGTCACGCCTCTCAATTGGCCCGTTTAGGCTCATCACGAGTGAAAAAGAGGGCGCTTGTCATTGAAGACAGCTTGGAAAAGCTCGCAACACTGTATTTGAAGTGCATGCAAGCCTACAACTCAACTCATTTCAAAAATATTGATGGCGTACCATTTATTGCTGAACAATTTACCAAAGATTTTGTGGTGAAAGTGGATGCTCACTCCAATTCACCCATCTTCATGGAAGACCAACGTCAAATGGCGTTCAATTTGTTGAAGGCTGGTGCAATTGACAAGGAAAGTTTGATTGACTTGATTGAACCTCCTATGAAACAATTGCTCAAAGACCGTTTGAAGAAGATGGAAGAAAAGCAAGCACAACAGCAAGCCTCAGCTCCTCCAAAAGGTCCAGAACCCAAGGTAAAAACTGAACCTAAAAAGGCAGGATGATGGCTTCTAATCAACAAACTCAACCCAAGGCTGACCAGCCTAGAGTGACGACAGAATCTTTGAAAAGAACAGAAGCAAGTCCTAGCTTGACAAGGTCAAACACGAGTGTTAAAAACATGTCTGGGGGCAGAACTCAGCGTAGTTATGCTCGCCAAAGTCGGTCGTAAACAATTTAAGGAGCATGTCATGTACAAGCACGCAAAACGTGGTCGTAAGACTCGGAGATAAGGTTTCTCTCTGCAAAGAAGAAAAGGGGTGTCTCGCTCTCCCTAAAAAATGAGTGGGAAAACTTTAAGGAGCACTACCATGCGTAGAGGTCGTAAAGGTCGTAAGTCACGTAAGTGATTTAAGTAGCGTTTTGGGGGTTTCGACAAAAAAACCCTCACCTATTGACAAACTGTTGGTAAGTTGTTGAAATACCAACATCAGGAGAAATTGATGAGCGTCCCTTCAGACAAATTGATGGAATTGATGCGTGGCCCCAAGAGTGCTGGCGTAGCTGCACCTGAACCCGCCCCCATGCCTTCCGCTGGTCCAGGCACCATGTCTGACGGTGCTCCTCCTATGGCTTCTCCCATGTCCACGCCTGAACCCAAGATGGGTAGCAAAGAAGGTGCCATGATTAACATTGGCATGGCGATGGACTTGCTCGAACAATCTCTTCCTTCTCTTGGCTCAGAGTCAGAAGAAGGACAAAAGGCACTCAACGCCATCAGAACGCTGACTGGCATTTTGGGTCCTCGCAAAAACAAAACCAATGAATTACAGCAATCTGAAATTCTTCAGATGCTACAGACATTACCCCAGGCTGGTGGTGCCACACCTGAAGGTAAAGCGATGGCAGCAGCACCGATTCCTGGTATGCCTCCTGCTGGCGGTATGCCTCCCCCCCCAGGTGGTATGCCACCTTCCCCAATGTAATCAGGAGTTATCATGGATTTATTTAAACCAAGAGGTGCAGCGGCACCCCGCAGACCTACAGATACCAATCAGCAAAATGGCGTTGTGACCAACACACCCCGTTATGCTCAACTTGGTGGCTTGAATGGCGCAAACAAGGTTAGCAAAAACGCCATGCAGGTGAAAAAGCCTGGTGACGGCAAAAGAGTTATTTAATCGGTAAGAGGGTAAAAATATGTCTTTAGAAAATCTTTCATTAGAAGCACGTGACGAGCTGGCTAGTCTTGCTCAAACACTTGCTGAAAATCCACAAACTCGCAAAGACTTTTTGCGGATGACAAAGAAGGTCAAACCTGATTTGCCAATCCCTGAATTAGAAATTGAAGAGTACACGCAAAGAAGCATGAACCAATCTGAGGCTCGTGTGCAAGCTCTAGAAGCAAAGCTCAGAGAGAAAGATGCTTTGGCTGACCTAGAGAAGCGTAGGATGAACCTGATGAAAAACAATCTCATTGAATCTGAAGATGAGATTAAAGACGTGGAAAAGATTATGCTTGAGCGTGGTATCACCAATCATGAGACCGCTGCCGAGTATCACAACTGGATGAAACAAGCTGCCAAGCCCACACCATCTGGTTACAATCCAAGTGGGTTGAATAAGTTTGACTTAAACGCCTACTGGAAAAGCCCTGTCAATGCAGCTCGTAATGAAGCTGCAAAGGCGTTGGATGAATTGCGGAATCCCCGTAACCGTCCTATTGGGTTGAGATAAGGTTTTCAAGAGGGTTTAATTTGTCGGGGCAGAGATGCCCATCTTTAAGGAGTCATTATGGCTATAGGTGGTGGTATTCTGCCAGCAACGGGGTCAAGTCAGTTTACTGAATTAACCTACGTTACCCGCAGAGCCTTTATTCCCAAACTCGTTGTACAACTGTACAACTCCACGCCCTTGATGGCGGCTTTGATTGCCAACAGTCAACAAGCCTCTGGTGGTGTGTCTTCTGTAACCGTTCCCGTCCAGGGCGCACAGTTTGTAAATGCTCAATGGTCAGACTATTCTGGTTCTTTCAACCAGCCTTCTGTCCAGCAAGGTGCTTACAATGCTGAATACGACTTGAAACTGATGATTTCTCCCGTACCGTTCCTCGGTATGGAAGGCGCAGTTCAACAAGACGCTGCCATTATTCCGTTGATTGAAGCTCGTATGAACGATGCAACCAACGTGATGATGGATGCGATGGCTACGGCTTTGTACAACAACACAACCAACAACCAACAGTTCATCGGCTTGCCCGCTGCTGTGGATGATGGCTCTGGTGGTTCTACATACCAAGTCACTTACGGTAACATCAACCGTAACTCCAACACATGGTGGCAGTCTAAGGTTTACGCTGCAGGTGGCGCAAACCCAACTAGACAAAACATTCTCCAATACATCTCTGGAACAGTGAAAAAAGGTGCAGAAATGCCCTCATTCGGTGTTTGCGGATTTGGTACTTGGACTTTGTTGGCTCAAGACTTTGTAGGCCAAGAGCAATACGTCATTACCCCAGGTTCTGCCTTTGATGGCGACAACAACGGTCCTCAAGCTGCTTTCAGAGCCTTGATGGTTGCTGGTGTGCCAATCTATCCAGACCCATACTGCCCAGAAGGTACAGTTTACTTCCTGAACACCAACTACTTGAGCTTGTACATTCACGAGCAAGGTTCATTTGTGTTCACAGGATTTGAATCTACCTTACCTAACTGGCAAATTGGTTATGTTGGTGCGGTTATCATGATTGCTGAGTTGGTCAGCGTGAAACCAAAATCAATGTCCAAAGTCACGGGCTACAACTACTTGTCACTATAAGGAGCTGAGTCATGTCACTTTCACCAAATAAAATCATTCTTGCCAATGCAGCCACCAACACGGCTGGTGCATACTTTGAAGCCTATGCAGTTAACGCCACATCTTCAGGTGTGACCGTTCCTGCTGGTCTTTATCAAGCATTGCCCACAGCCAACGTGGTCATTCAGTTCAACACTTCTACCAACATTGCTTCACCAACATGGACTAACATCCTTGCTGCGAACACTGCTGGTATCGTGTGGTCTGATGGTACTAACGTCCAGGCTTTGTCAACCAACACATCTGCAACCATTACGCTTTACGGCTCAAATGGTGGACAGAACGTGTCTGGCACATACAACGCATCATAAGGAGTGCTAAATGGCTAGTTACGATTCAGTTTCCCAGTTCTATTTAGACTCGTTTGGCAACGGTCGTGTAGCTGTTATCACTCAGACTCAACTTAACACTGCTGGCAATGCAGCCATCTCCATTCCAATTTTGAGTGGAGGTTTGACCAAAGGTGCTAACGTAGCATCTTCTGGTTCAATTATCGTGAGAAGGGTTACCATCAATAACCCTAACGGTAGCGTTGCAACTGCTAACGTCTCAATCTCTGCAACAAATGATGGTGGAAACCTAGTTTGTAACGCAGCGACTTTGAGCAGTGTTACGAGTGCTGGCACATATCAAGATTTGTCTGTCTCTACCATTTACAGCAATTTAGCTGTGAGTGGTAATGTGACAAACGCTTTGTATGTAAATGTCAATACTGCAAGTGGTAACAACAACACAGTGAACATTTGTGTTTACGGTGACGTTGTAACATTCTGATGAGTGTGTTTGTTACTAACCGTGGAGACACACCGTTGACCATTGGGTATGACGGTGTGCTCTACGATTTCAAAAAAAATGTCCCAGTGGAGTTACCAGAGGCTGGAGCTGTGCGTTTGTTCGGTTACGGACAAGAGGACAAAGAACAAATTCTGGTTCGTTATGGGTGGATAACACTCCACAGCGAAGTGGAACAAGGCTTGAAGATTTTGTCTCAGTTTGAGATTACAACTGAGAAACCTGCAAAAGACAGCTCTTTACCCTCGGCTGTAGGCGTGGTTCCCTTGCATGTTGAAAAACGTGCAGGGGGAAAACCCTCACAGAGGGCAGCATAACATGGACTCTAAATGGCTACCTTATCTTCCTACATCACGGAAGTCCGAAGGCTCTTGCACGATGCCAACGGAGTCTTCTGGTCTGACCAAGAGTTAACGGACGACATCAATGCCGCCCGTGAACGTGTTGTAAGAGATACTGGCTGTTTACGAACCCTTCTTGTTGCAAGTACACCCATAGGTGCTGATGGTTCTGCAGCCATTCCTTGGTCTGCTAATCTAGCAGTCACCTCTGGTCAGTACATTTTTTCCAACATTTATACCTATCAAGTCACTACCAGTGGCACGCTAGGTACATCTGCTCCTCCCTACCCAACAGGCAATGGTGGCTTTCCCCCCACTACACCTTTTGCCAATGGTACGGCTTATTTGACTTACTCTAATCCTGCTGAAATCATTCCATATTCAGCCCTGGATAGTGTCAATCAAATTCTAGACGTGATGAATGTGACCATTTATTGGGGCAATTCACGTATTCCTCTTAGATATTTGCCTTTTTCTAACTTCAATGCACAGTTGAGATATTGGCAAAACTACATTGGTAGACCTGTTTGTTTTTCCATTTATGGTCAACAGCAGATTTATTTAGGTCCTGTGCCTGACCAAAGTTATCTCATGGAAGTGGACACGGTGATATTGCCAACGGCTTTGACATCTACCAACTTCAATGCCACTGACCCTATCAATGACCCATTTACTCAGCCTGTAGCTTTTTATGCGGCTTACAAAGCCAAGTACAAAGAGCAGAGTTATGGGGAGGCAGAGATATTCCAGCAACAATACAAGCAACAGGTGCAAGCTGCACTCAACAGCTCGTTCACCAGACGCATCCCTGACCCCTATTCAACACCGTACTAATCATGGCATCAGCAGAACAGAAAAAGTCCTATGCCATCATTAAGAACTTCAAAGGTCTAAACACCAAGGCCAATCGCACGGCTATAGACAAAGAAGAGTTCTCGTGGATTGAGAACGCCATGCCTATTGGTAGTGGCAATATCCGTATTGTTGCCAGTCAGAACACGGTCAACTTGTCTAGCAATGCAGCACCTATTGTTACCAGTGCCAATGTCTCTTCTCTTTACTCTGCCAACCTTAATTTAACCGATTACATTGTTGCTTTTGAGGCAGATGGTAGGGCTGAGTATGTTAGTTTGACCAGTACAGGCGCAGGTAATGCAACTGGAAATGTGGCAGTAAGTGGTACTTTTTCCAATGCTGGAGTGACTCTAGCCCAGTACAAAAACCAATATGCGGTCATTGGAGACCCTGCCAAAGGTTTGTTTGCTTGGGATGGCACAACTCTTAACCCTGTAGGTTCTGTAGGTTCTATAGGTATTACCAACCCAGGTGCTGGTTATACAGAAGCACCTAACGTAGTCATTGGCGCACCTCCTTCTGGGGGTGTGCAAGCAACTGCTGTGGCAACCGTGACGACAGGAGCTGGTGGTGTGGCTTCAGTCAATGTAACGGCAGGTGGCTCAGGATACACGGCTTTGCCTGGTGTAACTTTCTCAGCCCCCACAACGGCTGGTGGTGTAACTGCTCAGGGTGTGACAACCATTTCTGGTGGTGCGGTGGTGGCAGTGACCATTACTAACCCAGGTTCAGGTTACTTAACCCCCCCAAGTGTGACATTCTCTTCTGGCAGTGCTGCTGCTACGGCAGTCTTGAGCACAGGCCAAGTCAATAGCATTACCCTGACCAACGCAGGAGCAGGTTATACCTCGCCCCCCAGTGTCACCATCACAGGTGGTGGAGCAACAACCAATGCCACGGCTGTCACATCTTTGGTGACTTTTGCCACGGGTACGGTATCTGTTTTGATTACAAGTGGTGGTACGGGATATACCAACGCAGCCAACACGGTAGTGACTTTTTCAGGTTCTGGTAGCAATGCAGCAGGTACGGCTATCCTATCTGGTGGCTCTGTAACTCAGGTCATCATGACCAACCCTGGCTCTGGCTACACATCCAATACCACGGTGAGTATCTCTGGTGGGGGGGCTACAACCAGTGCTACAGGTATTGCGGTGACCAACACTCAGCCTGTGGTGGACGTGGCATCGTTTTCAGGGCGTATTTGGGTTGCAGCAGGGCGTACAGTCTATTATTCAGCCTCTACGTCTCCCTTTGACTTTACGTCAGTGAGTGCTGGCTCACTTACATTAACGGATGAGACGCTACATGGAAACATCACTGCACTCTATTCTGCTAACAATTTTCTCTATATTTTTGGGGATGACAGTATTAACGTCTTTTCTGACGTGCGTGTATCTAGTACTGGTGCAACTCTTTTCACTAACACAAACGTATCAGCGTCTGTGGGCACTAAACGTGCTTATGCTATTTTTCCTTATTTTCGTAGCTTGTTGTTCATGAACGACTACGGCATTTATGCCTTGGTAGGTTCTACAACATCTAAGATTTCAGACCCTCTTGACGGTGTTTTCCCCTATATTGACTTCACCAAGCCTGTAACTGGGGGGCAAGTCCTGCTCAACAATATCTTGTGTGCAGCGTTTAACTTCTATGTCAACTCATCTTTCCCTCTAGGCCCAAATCCTAGTCGGTATGTACAGGCTATTTTCTTTGACAAGAAGTGGTTTATCACGTCACAGGGAGATGGCATCAATTATGTCACTTCTGTGCCTGTTGCTGGCAAAATCAGCCTCTACGGAGTAGCTACAACGGCTCTCTACAACCTATATGCCAACACCACGTCTAACATCAACAGCTATATTCAGACGGCTTTGGACCCTATGGGAGACAATATCAGGACCAAACAGGCTCTCAAATTTGGTGTAGAGGCGACTTTGTCCAATGGTGGTACTCTGAATATCACCGTAGACTCAGAAAGTGGCTCTAGTCCTGTGTATTCATTGACGGCTAATGCGTTTTGGGTTAATAACTCAGGAACGACAATAGGTTGGACAAATAATGCAAGCGCAACGATAATTTGGGTAACGGGTACTGGGTATTATTTGTACAAATCAGATGCTCAACAGTACGGAAAATACCTTGGATTGACGTTAACAAGCAGTAACGCTGGATTTGATGTCAACACATTTGAATTTGAACATGAATTAAGAGTGAGGTTCTAACATGGCTGTTCCCTATACCTTTGCCACGGCAACGTCTGCAATTCCGTTATCCCAACTGGATACCAACTTTGCTACTGCCATCACACTTGGCTCTACAGCTCTGACTCTAGGTACAACCACTACGTCTGTATCAGGGTTAACGCTAGTATCTCCTACTCTGACAACACCTGCACTGGGTACTCCTGCTAGTGGAACACTCACCAACTGTACAGGTTTGCCTCTTACGACTGGTGTGACAGGAACTCTTGCTGTGACCAATGGTGGTACAGGCGTGACTACATCTACAGGCTCTGGTTCTAACGTACTGAACACTTCTCCTACATTGGTGACCCCTGTATTGGGCACACCTACATCTGGTACGTTGACAAATTGCACAGGATTGCCTTTAACAACGGGTGTAACGGGAACATTACCCGTGGCTAATGGTGGAACTAACCTAACATCATTTACAGCAAATGGTGTGGTGTATGCGTCTAGTACAAGTGCTTTGGCTACTGGGTCTGCGTTAACATTTAATGGAACATTGTTAACAATTAAAGGTGGAAATGCTAGTACGTTGCAAGTTGACAATGGTGGTCAACAATACACCGAACTGGAC